CCATCAGTATTTAATCTCGCTAATCTATTAGTTGACACACCATTAAATGTACTAAAATCTCCACCTACTATAATTTTATTATCACTTTGAAAATCGATAGAATTAACAAATGTGTTAAATTTTGTTCCTCCACCACTAAATGTTAAATCTAATGAACCATCAGTATTTAATCTAGCGATTCTACCTACACTAGTTGAATTACATCCGGTAAATGTTCCACCAATTAAATACTTACCATTATTATCAATTGCAATCTCCCAAACAACGAATCCGGCAGGACCTGTGATAGAAGTTAATCCACTGAATGTTGTATCGATACTACCATCACCATTTAATCTTAAGAATGGTGGTACAGTAGCACCCGCGTATTGGTTAAACTGACCAGCTACTAATACCTTATCATCAGGAGTTATAGCTAGTTTATAAACAATATTATTAAATCCGGTTCCAATAGTGAATGAAGTGTCTTTTGTTCCATCATTATTTAATTTGTTTATTCTATTTTGAGATACAGCTGAGAATGTAGTAAATAGACCACCCACATATATTTTACCTGTGGAATCCATAACAGCACTTCTTATAGCATTATTGTATGCAACACTACTATCAAATGTTCCAACCGGATTTCCGTTGAAAGTTATTTGGTTAATACTCTGAATAGGAAGCCCTTGATATGTAGAAGACCTACCGGCAGGGATATATCCTGTATTTCCTGATAATTGGATAATAGAATATACACCTCCATTATAACCTGTACCCGCACTAAAACATACTGATGTAACCCCTCCTGTTGGAGTAGGTGTTTGTGTATTTGTTGGTGTATTAGTTTGAGTTTGTGTTGGAGTATTAGTAGGTGTTTCTGTATTAGTTTGTGTAGGTGTCTGTGTCGGAGTTTCTGTATTGGTTGGGGTCTGTGTTGGAGTACCTGTCTGCGTATTTGTAGGTGTTTGGGTCGGTGTTTCTGTTTGTGTGTTAGTAGGCGTCTGTGTATTAGTAGGGGTTTGTGTTGGGGTTCCTGTTTGTGTCTGTGTAGGAGTACTTGTAGTTGTAGGAGTAACAGAGAATGGAGTTTGAGTTGGTGTAGGTGTAACCGTTGGTGTAGGTGTCGGTAATGGTGTTGCTCCACAAGTACCTAATATAACACAGAAATTAAACCCTGTTCCTGTAAATGTTCCATATTTAGCACATACATCGATTGTTTCAGTTGGATTTAAGGTCCAAGACGATGGTGTGCCAGCACAACTAATGAATGAGAAGTCAGCTCGTGTGGCTCCTGTGTTAGTAACTATGTATTCATAACAAGTTTGGAATCCTTCAAAACCTGGTTGATATTCATTTATAACATATAATCGATTTGTTGAACCTGAAGTAGTACAATTATTATTTGTGATATAATCAAAAGTCACATTCCATCGGTCCGCACCAACTCTAGGTCCATCAACAACTGTACGACCTTGAAAATATATGTTTTGATATTCATAATTTGGGTTATACTCTGTTCTTATCACTTGGAATCGTGATGTTGTAAAACTAGGATACGCTCCAAATGAAGTAATTAAATTAACAAATAGATTTTCAAACGCCCATACTAAATAATTTATATCCGTATTGGTATGAATTACATTACAAGGGTTACTACAATCAACCAAATCATAATATAGGGTTGGAGTAGGTGTATAATCTCTCGTCAATTTAACCAATTCGACATTAGCCAAATCATTAGTAGTTAAATCCAAACCTGATATTTTGTTAATTCTAAATTTGGTGTTCTTAACTATAATGACTTCATTAAATCTTAATTGTGCTACTTCCCAAGGATTTAGATACATTTTACAAGAATAGATTTTATTATCTTCAGCTGTTAAATCTTCGATATAATCACGATAATATCTGTCGTATTGAGTTGCAACTTCCGGATATACCAATTCATCACTTGTGTATACCGTACTAGCATCATAAGTGGTGTAATGTGAGAATCCTGATATTGCGAATGGATATGTAGTCAATCGGTTAATATTTTGAATTGTACCTTTTCCTACTAAACCAGTATTTGTATATGGGTCATTAGAACCAGTCCATCTATAGAAGATGGAATTGGCACGAGTATTTCCGGTAGGGATTGGAACTGAAGCAAATACAGACCTTGGCAATGAACGAAATGGTCTATACTCAAAACTTGAAATACCATTATTATTATTTTCTTTAGAGATAAAATAACAAGGTAATGCAATATCAGTAGTACCACCTGAAAAAGGTGGACGAGGAGATAAATTTATCGTTAAATAATAATCAGTATTTTGACCTAATGTTTGAGTTAAATTCGTTGTGGAGTTTTTATAATCAATTCCCAAATCAATTATCCTTTGACCAAATATAAGATTGGTTTTAGTTTTGTATTGAGTATTAACAAAGTCCTTATCATCCTTATTAGCATAAAATAACGACCCATTTATTAAAGTAGTAGTCGGGTATAAATTTTGAGGACTATTATAATCCACTTTATTTGTCCAATCCAATATATCACCTTTACCAATATAATTTACGATAGGTTCAACTATAAGAGTTTTGGTTTTGGTTGGATGTTCCACAACAACCAAGTTAAACAATTTGTTAATATTTTTTATAAATTCCACCTGTTTTTGGTCGCATGACATTTCTCTGTCTAACTTAATTATTTGGGGTAATATAAATGTTGTTGGAACAACATTATAATTCATTTGTGTAATCTGAACATCAGCACCAGGTGTGATTTCATAAGTCGCAAATAAAAACCCCGCACCATTATAGTCATTAAGAATTGAGTCAGTTCCTCCATTAGTACTAAACACTGAGGTATTAGGAAATTCTGTATAAGATAATGTACCTGTCGTAACTAGTCGAGCAGTAATTTTAGGTAATGATGGTGAGGTACTTGTATTGAGTATTTCCCAAATACGAAATGAACCAGCACTTCTCCTTGCTCGTGAAGTTAATGCACCTACATATTTTACTGTAACACCTGTCTGATAGCTATATGGTTTTCTATTATTAGTTGGTATGCCAAATAAATAAGAAGTGTAGGCACTAAATATACTTGTTGAAATAAAAGGGTAATGTGCGTCATCTACAGGGTTAAAATCCAAATTATCCTTAGTAACGACAATCGGTCTAACCATAGTTGTAGTTGCAGTAATAATAGGACTATAAAAACTTTCTACTGTAATACCACTTAATGCACCATTTGTAGGGTTATTATTATCCCAAGCAAAATCATTTTTAGCTGCCTGTGCCATATAAGGTAAACCTTCAGCATTGAATGATAATGGTATGTAATAACGACCAAAATAATCCGTATCAAAAAAGTTAGATTCGATATTATACCCCGCCTGATTTACAATCAATTCATATAATTTTCTTGTTCTAATACTTGGGATTAAGTATGATGAAACAAGTGGTGTTTTATAATAATCAAAAAATCCTGGTGTTCCTCCAATCACATTGCTAAATTCTAAAATAGGTGTATTCTGTGTATCGATGTCTAAAATTGTTCCAAATGTACTTCCTGTATAATCATATCCTCGTTGTCCTAAAATATATTTAACATCTCCATTTGTAACTTGGTTATTTTGAAGTTGCCACTGAGTCGTATTTGGAAGCATACTAGTTGGCTTTAATGACGCATCATCTAACAAATAAGGTGCTATGTATGGACTGTAAATACTATGGTCCAAAGATGAAGTATCTACTTCACATAATCCCTTATCTCCAATATTAGCAGCAAGGTCCCCCATAGATGAATAGAAAGTTATAGAGTAAATCTTCTCAATCTTGTCTATTGTAACAGAGTTCATTCTCACATATCCGTTGAATATCTCATATCCATCGTATAGTAAGTCAGCCTCGAATTTCTTTTTTGGGTTCCAATCTAAAGCAACGGTGTTAATATCAAAGAAATAATTGAAAATATCATTATTATTTTTTGAACCCGGAACCTTAAATTCCTTAGTAAATGCACTATTCTTTTTGGTGATGTCTTGTACTTCAGCAAAAGATACATCAATCGATATTTTCTCGTCATCATATAAGTCGATGAATTTTTGTGCCCCATCGACATACGCTCTAATCTGTAATCCCATATATTATCCTTGTGTTCTAAATCTTTTAACACTTCCATAAGCAAGTGTAAACTCGTATTGATATATTTTTTGATATTGTTTCTCATATACCACAAAATCCTTATCCTCAATTACAACAGGAATAAGGTATTGATATAATCTAACCTCATCCAAACATCCTGCACATTGCTCAGGTGGTATTGTTGTTCCGGTGATGATATAGACCTCAGGAGACATAAAAAGTTCCTCAACGATTACAACATCGTTTTCATCCATATACCACGACTTGGTCTTCCATTTGTAGTCAGCATTCGTTTCATAAACAACTTGTCCTCTTTGAGATGAACCTCTCGAATAATATTGTTTATTCAAACTACTTTCTGATTGATATTTCTTACGGTCAGCTGTAATGGTCTTTTGTGATTTCCCCCCAAATGTATATGTGTCCCACATTCCTCTACCATTCAAAAATAAAAGGTGAATTGGATTATTTATACAACTTCTCTCCTGAATGTAAAATTCCATTATCTCTGTCGTTCTAGCCGAGAATGATAAGTTATTACTATTTTCTGTTAGATAAAAACATAGCTTCTCACTATGAGTTGGAATTGCGTTTAATGTATTATTTGCCGTTACATTATATGGTAAGTAAAATACTCCCATTTTGAATATATCAGCGGGGTTAATTATCGTTGAATTATTTAATGTGTATGACGAATAGGTATAAGGGTCTGATTTGGTTAATGCACCCCTTACAACTAGTGATTGATTTTGATTGTTAAAATAGTCATTCTCACCATCTAAGAAAGTCATTATGATAGGACAATCAGGGTGATGTTTTCTTCGTCTAACTTTTTGACTTACCACATCAGTTTGAGAGATGGTTTGATAATCACGACCAGCAGCGTTCAAGAACTCTCTTGGACCACAGACACTATCCGCACCTGTTTGGTAGATATGACGGAATAAATCGTAGTAATACCATCCTTGATTATTTACTTGGAAGAAGTTAGGGGATTGAGTATATCCACTTCCTAATGTCGCCCCTTCTAAATATGGTTCAGGGATTAAACTATTATCAACACCCATAAAGATATTGATTGGGTTAGGTTGCCAACTAGCAGTTCGGTCTAAATCTTGAACTACCATACCAGTTGAAGTAGTTGTATTTCCTGTTGTATATTCACATCCAAGAATTACTCTATATTGTTCCACTTGCCATAGTTGTTCCAAATCAGAGTTTGGTGAACCACCCGGCCATAAGTTATATGCGTTGTAAGTTCTTGTATTTTGAGCGTCAGATAAAGTAATCACACTATTCTCTTGTGCCACATAGTTTAAGTATGGGTAGGTCTCACCACTGAATCGTGGATTCGCTTGTAGAAATGTTCTAACGATTTCTTCCAACTCAACGATGGCTTTACCATACTCATTTGGTCTTACTTTTAATCTAGCTTTTAGATTATCCTCACTAGTCCCACTCCACACCACAGCTGATGGTCTAAAATAAACATCGATGATATACTTGAAATTAGTTAGAGTTGATGATGAACTTGATAAAGTCCATATATGTTCCCCATTCATCGGTGTAATAGTTAGGGGTGATTGTTCTACATTTATTATTATACTCATTTTATCTTGTATTTGGTTTAACTAAATTTTCTTCTACTACTTTTTCGAAGAAATTACCTATGTCTATTCCTAAGGCTTTAACTGATTCGTCTTCAAACACAGTAATAAATTTATTGAAAGCATTGTCGTAGAAATAGGTTGGAGCAATACCGAATTTGTAGATGTTTTTACTAACCCCATACGCCATTCCTTTTATACTAAACTTTTGAAACTTTCCTGTCTCCTTATTTTTATTGAATCCCTTTGTTCTAATCCAAGCCATAAGTGGTTTGATTGGAACATATTTACCGGGTTTTCTACCTTCATTTACAAATCTCCAATAGTCAGCCATATTAACGACAATTTCGTCTTGGTCTGCATCGAATTCAACTTTAATACTATTGTATAAAAATCCGGTTTTAATCTTCATATTACGAACCCCAAAAGGTTGTCTCTGTTTGTTATAACCCGGAGCAAATGGATATGGTGAGGCTAAAGATGCCTTTAACGCATCTTGAAACTTGAGAGCTAATTTGCTCATTACCTCATCATATACCGGTGTTGTAATTTGTTCTGCCATTAACAGCTAGGTAAATTAGAGAGTAAAGTTATGTCTGTAATTACACCACTCACTACGGTCATTACTGCCGGTTGAGAATTAACTGTTGGAGTTGGAATACCTATTTGTGTTCCCGGTACTGTGTTGATGGTATATCGACCTGTAACTGTTACAGGGTCATTTAGATAATCGAATAATTGTGTTCCTACTTGTACATTCGAACTTGTAAGGAAAGTAAATTGAACTCCTACCCAAGGCCCCACACTAGTTTCCCAATCACATTTAACAGATGCTGATGTTGAATTACCTGACCAAAAGATTAAACTATCTCCTGTCCCCGCTTGAAGGGTATTAAAAGTTGTGGTTTCATCATCACACGGAGGGAACTCATCAAACGCAGCAATACATCTGTCGATTGCATCAGGGATTCTTAAACTAATTCTTCCGGTCCAACCTGACACATAGTCATCAAACGACTCACTGAATGGGGTCATCTGTACCGGATAGTCAATATCCCAAGTACAATAACAATCATCAAGAGAATATCTCATTTGGGCAATGATGTCTTTTAGAATATCCAAAGTATCACTCCATATATCCGTTTCTACTTGCCAGTTCTTCGTATTCAAAATATCCATAATCAAGATGTCGAATTCATAAGTGGTTTGTCTTCCATCTGTTTTAGCTCCTTGTGGAACCACATACATTAGTGGATAGTATGGTGCGTAATTCTGTTCTGTATTGTCTTCTTTTAATCTCTCCTCTGTAAGGTAAATCAGTTGGTGAATATCACCAACCCCAAACCCTTGTAATTGCATGTGATAGGTTTGTATTTTTTTTAACAAATCTATTATCTTCTTAAAATTGTAGTTCCCTAAAGCACTTCCCATATATTATCTTTTGTTTGCGTTTAATCTCATTTGTTGTTTTTGTCTATCCCTCTCTTGTAGTTGTCTTTTGTCTGTTAAAATAGCCAAAAAGTTCAACACAAATATTAGGGGATATGTTGTTATTTGTTCAATTTTTGTGATGTCTTCTTTCGCCAAAGTGACCATCGTATCAAACCAGCCCCAATGCTTGTTAAAACTATCAATTTCACGAGCGTCCAAATCACCTTCATCCTCATCTTGAATCGTGTTCTTAAAGAGATTTGTATATTTCCCCGTGATATTTTTTCTATAAGCAAAAAAAAAACTACTAGCACCATTAAGGTATTTTATCGGTAATTTTTTGAACTTCTCTGCTCGACCGGGTAAATCATTCCCATTATATCTTTTGATGTTCCCATCCTCATCCACCTCTCGGTATAACATCGCGGCTAAAAAGTGTAATTCTCTTCTTCTCTCAACTAGTGGTTTAGTTAAGTAAGAATCAATATCCACAAACTCCCCAAATGATAAATTTGGTAAATCAACAAACTTATATTTTTGACCTCCAAATTCAAACTCATTATAAAACTCCTTCCCTTGATTTAGAAGGTAGTTTGATAAATTCTGTGATGCTACTAAAATGTCTTTCCAATCAGACATTAAGATTTCGTCTTTTGATAGACCAGTAACCTCAGATATTAACAACACCGAAAATTCGTTTTCTTCGGTCCAATCTTGTAGTGAGGCTAATTTTCCCCACACATCGATTGTTGGTTCTTTTACTTCATAATTCTTACCGTTGTATTTAATAAATTGTTTTTCCATATACTATAAAATATCGTATTTAATTTTTTTATACACATTATCTAATTACATATTGTCCGTATGTTGCCTTCTTCTTGAACGAGTGATATGATAATGCTAATGAGATAATACAGTCATCGTGGAATCCACTTGGAGCTCCGTATTTAACTCTTCTTGTCTTTGGGGAGTATTCGTATGTAAATGAAGTTAATTCTCTGTATAGGTCTCCATTTAACTCCTCCGTTGGTAATTTTAATTTGGACTCATTCATCCCCATAATTAGGTCCTCAATCATATTTTGTTTTGACTCGTTATTCGTTACGAATGGTTGAACACCCGGATATTGTTTTCTAATGTTTTCAAACAAGACATCACCAATACTATTCACCTCAGCATAACACACAGGTTTCCATTTACGGAGTTTGGCTACAATCTCACTAACAATAAGTTCCCAACTCTTTTGTCTCTCTCTATAATGTTCCACGACCTCACCTTTTGAATTTAGAATTGTAAGTACGGTGTAGTCATTCTGCCTACCAAAGTCGAGACCAGCATAATATCTCTCACTAGCAACTTGGGTGGGGTAATGGTCCATAACACAAGTTTCTTTAATGTTTCCAAATACTTCCCCACCATCATCGATGAACTCAGCCATAATCTCTTGACGATATATGGGCTCAGGTAATGATAGTTTGGCTTCCTCCAATTCCTCAAACGAGATATATGGTGTGTCGAATGAACTGGCTTGGAATGTTCTGTATTGTGGGTACTCATCTCCCATTCCCCTCATTGCAACCTCATAAAACCAATTCCTTCCCTTTGGGGTTGAGATAAATAAAACCTTCTTACCACGAACTAATGTGGTTGGTCTTAATACTGTCTTCCACACATTCTCTTTGATGTATCCTGCCTCGTCTATGATGAGGTAATCTAATGTGTATCCACGAAGTGTATCCTCTCTCTCTCCTGAACGAAAATATAAAGTTGAGCCGTTGATAAACTGAATCGTTAATTCACTCTTATTTACGGACTTTGTTAATCCTGTGTCTGCGATGATTTCACTGAGTTCTGCGAATACCTTTTTGGCTTGAGAATATACGGGAGATACAAACATCAAAACGGACCCATTGTCTTCAAGAGCCCATTTAAGTAGTATGTTGATGGCAAGAAATGTCTTACCGAACTGACGACCAGTACAACCGACAATATACTTGACCCCATCCTCTAAACAGATGTTGATAAGTTCCTCTTGTTTTGGGTGAGGTGTAAATC